GCGGCAGCGGCTATCGGATGCAGTTACAACGCGCTGGCGCAAGACTTGGAAAGCACTAGCTACTCTTCACTCAGGGAAGGCAAGCTCAAGGAAAGCGACATGTGGAAGATGGCGCAGATGACATTCATCCGCACCGTGGAAAGGCCAATTTTCAACGCATGGCTAAAACAATCTTTGCTAGTCGGGGCGATCAAGGGCTATAACATTACGCAATACGACGAGCTAACAGACGCTTGCTGGCATGGTCGCCGGTGGGATTGGGTCGATCCGCAGAAGGACGCAGAAGCCACAATGATTCAACTTGGAGGAAAGCTAACGACCATGGCGAAAGTGCTGGCAGAGAAGGACGGAAGCGATCTTGATGACGTTCTAGCCGAACTTGAAGACGAAAAAGCGAGGTTCAACGCGGCAGGATTCAAGCACCCGGCGGAACTGGAAGAGGACAAGGTGGCGAACGCTGCGGGTGGGATGCCAGGCGGACAAGCAGGGACACAGCCAACAAGCGGCGATGCACTAGCACCAGAAGGAGCGTCCGCCGCGACATTGCAACAAGTGGCGGCAGAGCAAGCGGCACAAAACGCGGGGTTAAATGGCGCGCAAGTGACAGCTCTAATCGCCGTTATTCAAAGCGTGGCAGACAAGATTGTTACCGAGGAAGCAGCAGTTGAGATTATCGCGGCGGCATTCCCTAGCATTCCGAAGGAGCAAGTAATCAAGATTATGAAAGGCGCGATTGGAACTCCAGCACCGAAAGAATCAGCAACGCCAACCATCGTAAAAAAGACAGCCTAAAATTCAATTTTGCAAGTCAACGCGAATCAATAGAACTTAACGAAATGTCAGAACTCACGACCAGACTTAAAGACGGCGACAACTTGCCGCTGCAATATCGCACGATTCAAATTGTCAGCGATCCTAACGAGATGGCGGATGGCTTGCGTGGCGTTATCGACGAGGCAAACCGCACCGTGACGCTAACCTTTTCCAGTGAAGCGCCGGTGGAGCGCGAAATAAGGAGCGGAATGTTAGTAAATGAAATCCTAGTTCATAACCGGAATGCGGTAAAGATGGACAGGCTGAATACCCGCGCCCCGTTGCTTATGGATCATAATCCAAAGGATCAAGTGGGTGTGGTGGACAAGGCATTTATCGCAGACGGCAAAGGGACGGCAATCGTTCGCTTTTCAAAATCGGCTAGAGGGCAAGAAATCTTTCAAGACGTAATCGACGGCATCCGCTCAAGCGTGAGCGTCGGTTATCGCATTTTCGCTACGGAAACCGACAACGTAAAATCTGACGTGCCAAATGTCAGGGTTACGTCATGGCAACCGCATGAGGTATCAATCGCCAGTATTCCAGCGGACATTTCCGTGGGCGTGGGGCGGGGAGCCGACGAAAGCACATGGCCAGTCACTGTGACGAGCCAAGATACCGAACAACGAAACCAACCAACTAACCAACCAACTAAAATGGAACCTAACGTAACCGCGCCACAAGCGCCAATCACTGCGGACACTAGCCACAAGGCCGGTAGCCGCTCCTTCGCTGACTACTCAGCATATCAATCCGAGATCAAAGCAACCGCTGACATGCTCAAAGCCGATCCCGGCCACGTAGCAGACGCGCTCGCTCGCAATCTCGACCCGCAAGCATTCGCCGCTGAACTCTTTAAAGCCAATCCTCCGAAAGCGATTTCAAACGCTAACGAGGTGCGCACAATGTCCGACAAGGACGTGCCGAAATACAGCCTGGGCCGCGCAATCAAACTCCTAGCCGACGGCAAAAATCTGGACGGCATTGAAAAGGAAGTGCATGACCAAATGCTTCGCCACGTCGGTTCCGATCGTGTCAGCAAAATGACCGCTGGTGCATTCTTCGTTCCTTCCGAATGGGGAAGCCGTGCGGCTAACGTCGGAACAGCTACCGCAGGCGGATACACGGCTCAATCCACGATCCAAGAATTGATCCCCGAACTGAATAACGCAACCGCGCTGGACAAGTTAGGCGTCATGCAACTCAACGGACTGACTGGCAATCTGCTCTTCCCTGTTCTCTCTTCGGGAACTACCGCCTATTGGGTGGCTGAAACTGCCGCGCTCACCGACTCGCAAGCGATCTTCGCTCAGAAGTCAATGGTGCCGCATCGGTTAGGCTCCACGGTGCCAATCTCGACGCAACTCTTGGCGCAATCCAGTTTCGCAATCGAAAGCGTGTTTCGCGATGTTCTCATCAAGCACATGGATCTAGCAGAAGACCTTGCAGGACTGGAAGGAACTGGCGCAAGCGGTCAACCTATCGGCATCAAAAACACAAGCGGCATCAATGCCACGGTGACTTACGGAAACGCAGCCGTTTGGGAAGACGTAGTTGAACACGAAACCGGAATCGCCGTGGATAACGCCGACGGCGCAACGATGGCATTCGTTCTCGACGCTGCCACAATCGGCAAGTGGAAGACCGCGCTCAAGGTGGCAGCCTACGGCGGGAGCGGTTACTTGATCGACACAGCAGGCGGGATGATGACCGCCAACGGCTATAAGGTAGTGCGCTCTAACCAAGTCAGCGGTTCGCATTACAGCTATTTTGGAGACTTCAGTAAGCTCGTTCGCGGCCGCTGGTTGGGAACCGAAATCATCGTTGACCCCTACGCTCTCAAAAAAAGCGGACAGGTTGAAATCACCGCTAACCGTTTCGTTGACTTCTTGGTCACGCAGCCTCTCGCGTTCAACGTCTCCACCGATTCAGCGGCTCAATAACAATGACCGCCACCGTATTAAAGCCGTGCAACATCAATGGCGCTCCTGCGGAAGCAGGGGCGCTAGTTGAGGTTGATTCCGTCACGCTGGCTAACCTTTCCAAAAAGGGAGTTTTGGCCGAATACGATGGCGCAAACACTCTGCAATCCGCAGACGCGGCAGATACGTCGCAACCTGCGGAGGACGGCGTGTCTGCCGTGACTCAAACTCGCAAACGCAAACCAAAAACAACCAACTAAACTAACATTATGGGACTTATTCTTGATCCAGTAAACGAACTCACTCGCACAACCGTGCAAGTGAACGTATCCAAATCCGCCAACTTCAACACGACTCCAGTCGACATTTCCGCTTATATCGGGAATGTTCTATGCATCGTGTCCGCCGGTCTGCTAACCGCAGGCGATAACAACTGCACCACCGATGCCGCCGTTTGGACAGGCTCCGAAAGCAACGGAGCTAACGCCACGAACGCCGCGATCGTGATGACGCAGATGACGAACACCGCGCAAACCAAGACCATCAGCGTCGATACCCGCGCAGTCGGTCAATATCTGAAACTCGTTACCACGTTTGGGGGCGCAAACTCTCCAGCTCGACCAATCAGCGTTGAACTTGTCGGTTGCAAACGTGTTCAATAACGATTTGTTTTGATTATTGAAATGGGGGCGGCGTAGTGGTGCGCCGTCCCCTAAAATACAACCACCGCTAAAAACCTAACTTCCTCCGCAGATGTCAGACAAAAAACACTTCTATTATCTTCCGATAATGGACAACGGTTCAGGCCAATGCCGAACCGATTACCTAACTTCATTTCTTGGTAGCTTTTGCCGTGACGCAAAACGAGAGATTTACGCCGCAAGGCATGGCGACTCTCACCCGGGCAGAGGCCGCAACCGAGCAGCGGCCGCATTCCTAGAGACGGAATGCGATTACATGCTATTCATCGACACCGATATCGTGTTCAACGAGACCCATATCAAGATGCTCTACGCGCAGGACGATCCTATTCTCTGTGGCATGTATTTCCTCAAGCAAAAGGATGTTCAACCGTGCATGGCCACGCTGCCGGGACACCTAACGATCCCGGCGCTAACCACGATCAAAGTTGCCAGGGCTGGAACTGGATTCATGCGTATTCACCGCAGCGTATTTGAGAAACTGAAAGAGACAACACCGGTTTACTACAACGGCGCACGGATGGAATGGGATTTTTTCGCGTCTGGAGTTATCAACCAAGGAACCGCAAAAGCTGAATGGCTATCAGAGGACTGGTATTTCTGCGACAAAGCTAGGGCGGCAGGCTTCGACGTTATGATGGACACGCGCATTCAGGTGAAGCATCAAGGCTCGATTCTCTATCCGATGATTGACGATGCCGTTAGGCTATCCGTTTGCCCTGAGAACCTGAAAAGCCACATGGAACAAATCTGGAAAGGCGAATATGCTATCACGGGGATGCCGGAACCTAAGACTATTCTCGACATTGGTGGAAACGTGGGCGGCTTTTCTTGCTGGGCAAACGAGCAATGGCCGGACGCTCAAATCACCGCCTACGAACCGCACCCCGACAACGCGGCGTTATTCCGCTGGAACACGCGATACATGGGCGACCGTTGCAAGCTGCATCAGGAAGGCGTGAGGGATCGGTCAGGAACATTCATGCTAGTTGAGGGCAACAACTGCGGCGAACATAGCGTTCACTTT